GTAAACTACACTTAGAAGAAGTAGGCGAAACAGGCTTGCAACATATGGCAATAGCACTAAAAACCGCAGTTAAATTACAACTGTTAGTGCCTGCATTAATCATTCACAGTGTTGCACCTAGGTGTTTTACAAACACAGCAACTAATGTAATGAAAGATATATTGGAGAAGAGAAAATGAATTGGGTAAAAGAACGTATCGGTGAACGCACCACATGGGACGGTGGCGTGATGATTGCAATAGGATTAATTGCATTGTTTGCAACTAGCTTTATCAAACTTGCGGCAATTGCAGCAATTGCATATGGCGCATGGACTATCTGGAAAGCAGAATAATATGTGGGAAATGATCGAACGCATGGCTAGCGATAGGCTTTGGATTTATACTGCTCTTGCTGGCAGTGTGTTTGGTGCAATATTTGTTGCATATATGACTAGCACACGTATAGGACTTTGGTTTTATGCTAAAGTTGATAACTGTGTAGACTATTTGGTAGAGCGTTGGGGCTGGACATGGTTACAGCAACCAGAAGATGCTTGGCGTCAACGCTATCCAAAGATTACAGCAAAAATAGATGAGCTCGAACAGCGCATCAAGAAGTTGGAAAAGTGACCCGGTGGGAACGTATAAAAAACTGGTGTACAGTAGATCGTTGCGTAGACTTAATAATGGACGCAATACTATTGTTCTGGGAAGTTATTACTAGTCCCATATTGATTGTTATGCGTCTAGCAAGATATGTACTAGGCAGATGGGTTATAGAAGGCTTAAAAAACAAGATAAAAAAACTAATACATTGGCTGAAAACTAAACCAATTTGGGTGTCGTTTATTATTGGGCCTATTGCTGTCATAATATTGTTTTATATTCTAGTAGCTATATGGCTAGGCGGAGAAATGCTCAAACCAGAAATATGGAAAGAAGACGATATTATCGTTGACAACCCTGAATAATTACTATATTATGTAAAGAATACAAGCCAAAGGAGGTATTCATGCCTGTACGAAGTTTTAATGATTCGGAAATTAAAAAGTTAAAGCAATTGATGTCTGAAGGTATTCAGGTCACAGGAGAGGTAGAAACTCTCAGAGAAGGTCTCAAAGACACAGTAAAAGCTATTGCAGAAGAAATGGACATGAAGCCAGCTTCACTTAACAAAGCAATTCGTATTGCATACAAAAACGAATTTGCAAATGTTCAAGATAGCTTCAGTCAAGTTGAAGAAATTTTACAAGCAACAGGACGAGATGTTTAATGCTGGATTTGCCAGTAATTGAAGTACAACATTACACGGACAAACTATTTAGAATTAGAACAGAACGACCTCGCAGTTATAGATTTACTGCGGGGGAGTTTGTTATGATTGGTTTAGATGATGCACCTAGTAGAGCATACAGCATTACTAGTGGACCATACGACGACTATTTAGAGTTCTACAGTATTAAAGTACAAGACGGACCGCTAACAAGTAAACTACAACATGTAAAAGTAGGCGATACTATCCGTGTAGGCGAAAAGCCAACGGGTACACTAATACTTGCTAACTTAGAACTAGGTGGACATCTAGTAATGATGGCTAGTGGCACAGGTATTGCACCGTTTATTAGTTTATTACGTGAACCAGAAACATATGATCTATTCGATAACATCACTGTCACGTGGACTACTAGACTACATGCAGAACAAGACTGCTATAGAGACTTCTTAAATGAGATGCCAATTGAATATATCAGCACAGTAACACAAGAGCCAGCTGAACTACAAGGACGTATACAAAAGTTTATGGAAGATGGCACTGTAAAGATTGACAATCCTGCAGAACAACGTATAATGTTATGTGGAAGTGTAGCATTTAACAATGATCTCAAAGATCACTTTAACGAATTAGGTTTCAGTGAAGGTAATAAAAAGACACAAGGTACGTTTGTGCAAGAAAGGGCTTTTGTAGGCTAATGTATGTAGACGCACTAATCGACAGAGATAAAGATATTATACACGTGGTTGAACGTGTAAACGGAAAACGTGAGTTTAGAGAATATCCTGCACGGTATTTGTTTTACTACAAAGATGTTAGAGGTAGTTACGAAAGTATCTTTGGTGACAAACTAAATCGTGTAGTAACTACAAGTGGTAAACAATTTAAAAAAGAAAAGAAACTATATGGCGGGCAAAAGCTGTTTGAAAGCGATGTCAATCCTGTATTTAGATGTCTAGCTGACAACTACTTAGGAGCAGACACTCCCAAGCTACAGCAAGCGTTTTTCGATATCGAGGTTGACTTCGATGAGAAAGTAGGTTTCGCTCCTCCTGAAGATCCGTTTAATGCTGTTACTGCTATCAGTGTACACTTGGATTGGTTTGGAAAAACAATCTGTTTGGTTAACAAACCCAAGACACTTACAAAAGCAGATGCACAACTTATTGTAGATAGATTCCCTGATACTATACTGTGTGATACAGAAAGTGAACTGTTGGAAACATTCTTACAACTGATAGATGATGCAGATGTATTGAGTGGTTGGAACAGTGAAGGCTTTGATATTCCATACTTGGTAAATCGTATTGCAAGAACTATGGGCAAAGAACACACAAGACGTTTTTGTCTATGGGGCAAATATCCCAAGCGGCGTGAATATGAAAAGTATGGTAAGTTACAAGAAACGTATGATACTATTGGTAGACTACACTTGGACTATATGCAACTATATCAAAAGTATACATATCATGAAATGCACAGTTATAGTTTAGATGCAATTGGCGAATATGAACTAGGCGAACGTAAAACAGAGTATCAAGGTACACTGGATCAGTTGTACAACAATGACTTTGAAACATTTATTGAGTACTCTAGACAAGACGTTGACTTGTTGGTGCGTATGGATAAGAAGCTACAGTTTATTGACCTTGCAAACGTTATTGCACATGACAACACAGTGCTTGTGCAAACAACAATGGGTGCGGTTGCTGTAACAGATCAAGCTATTCTCAACGAAGCGCACAGTCGTGGACTTATTGTTCCAGATAAACAACACGACAAAGTACAAAAACATTATCCACAACAATGTACAGCGGCAGGTGCATACGTTGCAACTCCTAAAAAAGGCTTTCATGAATGGATTGGTAGTATGGACTTGAACAGTCTATATCCAAGTATTTTACGTAGCCTTAACATGAGTACTGAAACTATCGTTGGTCAGATTAGACATACACTTACTGTTCCAATGTTAAATGAATACAAATGGGTTGTTGCAAGTGCATGGGAAGGTAAGTTTGCTTGTCCTGAGTATGAAAAAGTTATAGAGAAGAACGATGAGACATTGTTGTACATCGACTTTGAAAATGGAGAAGAATTGTCCGGGACAGGCGCTGAACTATATCAGATTATTTTTGAAAGTGGACAGCCTTGGGTACTTACTAGTAATGGTACAATACTTGATCAAACTAAGAAAGGTATCATTCCAGGCTTACTAGAGCGTTGGTATGCTGAACGTAAAGTACTACAAAAGAATATGCGTGAGCATCAAGCGGCAGGTGATATTGAAAAGACAGCATATTGGGATAAGCGACAGCTAGTTAAAAAGATTAACTTGAACAGTTTGTATGGTGCGTTACTTAACCCAGGTAGTAGATTCAATGATCCACGCATGGGGCAGAGTACAACACTAACTGGTAGATGTATTGCAAGACACATGGGAGCCAAAGTAAACGAGTTGTTTACAGGCGAATACAATCATGTAGGTCCTTCAATTATATATGGCGACACAGACAGTGTGTACTTTAGTGCATATCCTATATTTAAAGAACAAATAGAAAATGGCGAGTTTGCATGGGACAAAGATAAAGTTACAGAACTGTATGAAACTGTTTGCGAACAAGCCAATGAAACATTTCCTGACTATATGGCAACTGCACACAATGTACTCAACAGAGAACAAGGTGAAATTATTGCGGCGGCACGTGAAGTTAGTGCAACTGCTGGCATATACATTACAAAGAAACGCTATGCAATCTTAGTGTATGACAATGAAGGTCACAGAGAAGACAGCGATACAAAGCCAGGTAAGATCAAAGCAATGGGATTAGATCTCAAACGCAGTGATACTCCTGCTTTTATGCAAGACTTTCTCAGTGAACTACTGTTAAAAACACTAACAGGAAGCAAAGAAGAAGAAATCATTGAACGTATTATTGAGTTTCGCAGTGAGTTTAGAAACATGCCAGCATGGCTTAAAGGCACACCTAAACGTGTGAACAAACTTACACACTACTACAATAGTGAATATATGATTGATCCTAAAACAGGAGACGAAGTATACAAAGGTAAAAGTAACATGCCCGGACATGTGAGAGCGGCTATCAACTACAACAGAATGCGTAGAATGAATGGTGACCGTTACAGCATGGAAATTATGGATGGTATGAAGACCATTGTATGTAAACTAAAGGATAATCCGCTAGGACTTACTAGTATTGGTTATCCCACAGACGAAACACGCTTGCCCGAATGGTACAAAGAACTTCCGTTTGACAATGACACAATGGAAGAAGGTATTATTACCAAGAAAATTAGTAACTTGTTAGGTGTAATGAATTGGGACCTAGCTAAAGCAGAAGACAAAACTACGTTTGATAGTTTATTTGACTGGGGCTAATGAAACTAGATCTACACGGAAAACATGTACACGAAGCGTGGAAAATGGTTGACAGATTCCTAAGCGACTGTTATTATAAGAATATTAAACGTTGTGAAATAATTTGTGGACAAGGAATGATCCGTAACGAAATGGATGATTGGCTCCACCTAAATACTTTTGTGCGAGAATACAGGTTTAATACTCGTACACAAGGAAGCTACACAGTATACTTAAAGAAGAGGACATAACATGAGAGATTATCTCAAAGACATTGTGCAACACACACATGGACTTGGCTTTATTGAGGCCGCAAAAATTGTAAATGAAGAAGGCGCTACTAGCTTAGAAGCTATGGATGATGATCGCACAGTTATTGTGCAAGCACAATTCAAAGAACAAGTGCCGGGACTTAGTGGTACATTCGGTTTGCCTAACTTGAGCAAACTAAACATTCTACTCAACATTGATGAGTACAAAGACAATGCAAACATCACAGTAAACGAACAAGAACGCAACGGAGAGACTGTTCCGTTTGGTTTGCATTTTGAAAATGCAAATGGTGACTTTAAAAATGACTACAGATTTATGAGTCGTGAAGTTGTTGAAGAAAAACTAAAAAGTGTTAAGTTTAAAGGCGTAAGTTGGGACGTTGAAGTAACTCCTAATAGTGCAAGTGTTGCACGTTTTAAAATGCAAGCACAAGCCAACAGCGAAGAAGTTGTGTTTACTGCAAAGAATGATGGCAATGACCTAAAGTTTTACTTTGGCGATAGCAGTACACATGCAGGTAACTTTGTGTTTGCACCTGATGTTAACGGTGCTCTTAACACAGGTTGGAGTTGGCCTGTGGCACAAGTGCTGAGTATTCTTAACTTACCAGGCGACATTACTATGAAGTTTAGTAACGCAGGAGCAGCAATGATTACAGTAGACAGCGGTATGGCAACATATGACTATATCCTGCCAGCACAAAGCAAGTAACATATGGAACATAACCAACACAAAGATCTAACAGCAACACAGAACGATTATGCTGTGTTCTTGCCAGCATTGAGTACTTTCTATGCACTGTTCATTGGTAGACAGCGCAGAGGCTTAGAGCCGTTTAACGAAGATAGAAAAGCAAGCGGTACGCCGTATATTGACTTGAATCGT